TTACAAAAATCTTTTCGCCCGCGAACACCTTGCAGGAGGTTGATGATAGTGGCAATATTTCTGAGCCGCCATTCACTTACGAAGGCACTGCTCGCAAAGCCAGGAAGACCGTTGCGCTGGTTTCGTGGAACGATCCCAACGATCAGTACAAGGCAAAGATTGAATATGTGGAGGATAGAGAAGGGCTTGAGCGCTATGGCTATCAAGAGACGGAAGTCAGGGCATTTGGCACCACTTCTCAAGGGCAAGCTCAACGTGTTGGTAGATGGACGTTGCTTAGCGATCAGCTTGAGACGGAAATTGTCACCTTCAAAACTTCATCAGAAGGCTTCTTTGTCCTGCCGGGGGAAGTGATTGGCATTGCCGATCCCGCGAAAGGCGGCAAGCGTTATGGGGGCAGGATCTTAGAAGCAACTGTTTCGTCCCTTTCCATCGATGCTCCATTTACCATCCTGCCCGGCTCCTCTTACCAAGCCTCTGTGATGCTGCCAGACGGTACTGTGGAAAGCCGCACGGTATTGAACGCCCCAGGAGAAACGAGCGTGTTATCGCTTTCTCCTGCTCTGTCCGACCAGCCCATTGCCGGCGCCCCATGGGTACTGCAAGAAGATAACGATGGCACGAGAACATTCAGGGTGGTTTCCGTAGTGGAAGATCAAGGCATTGTTACGGTGATGGCTTCGTTGTATAACGAAGACAAGTTTACACTCACTGACAACAGCACCATTATTGGACTCTCTCGTACTTCCGTCGCTGGTCCCCAAGTAGTGCCTAGCGTGCAGGGAGGTAGTATTACTTTGGAGGTGACGCAATAATGGCCTACAACGAAGCGTCATGGACATTCCCTCAGTACTCTGCCTATTCAGTGCTCAATGCCATCCATCCGGCCGTTTGCTGGAATCCGCCACAGAATAATCCTTTTATAGCCGCTTTTGAAGTGGACTATTTGGACACAATTGACAATCAATGGATAAGAATTGGCACCACTGCTTCTAATTACATTCGCTTCCCATCGGACGTTTACACTACCAACGGTTCCTACCGCATTAGAGTTGCTACAATTGGCATCAATGGCAGAAAGTCTCCGTTTGCCTATAGCACTGTTGTGCTAGCCAGTCCTTTAGTTTTTGACTTCACTGCTGCTCAAGAGGTGCGTTATTCTGACGGCACGACTGTTCCAAACCAGCGCTATTTGTTCTTGATTCTTTGACATGGCCAATCTTTACGGACTCGATGCTCTTGGAAATGCCGCCTACATTCGAGCCACTGGCGCTGGGAGCAATGGCGACCCTTATGTAGTGCAGAATGACCTGTATAACGCAGGCCTGAAAAGCGCTCAAATCACGAACACTGCCAGCGCCGATGTGATTACTGGAGTGGCAAGCACAAAGCTGCGAGTGCTTTCTATGGCAATCACCTCTGCTTCTGGCTGCACTATTAAGCTTCAAAGTGGAGCATCTTCTGACAAGACGCCTCCGTTTCATCTCGCTGCCAATGGCAACATTACACTCTCCAATCCATTGGGACTTTTTGAAAGCGCAAGTGGCGAAAAAATCAATGCAGTGGTGAGTGGCACCACCACTTATTCAGTGTTTCTGTCCTATCGCGAAGTGCCGGCATGAGTAATTTTCTCTCTACTTCCATTGCTCCTCGTGTTGATCTCTATTTGCTACGTAGGGATTATTTCGATGGAATGGGGCTGCTTTTGCAAACAGCCAGCGGCACCCCTTACGATCTGAGCGGCGTACAGGTATGCGCCACTGTTTGGAAGAAAACGGGAGACACATCATACTCTCAAATTGCAAGCGTCAACGTCGAAGAGGAAGAGCCGCTTCGTAATGGCAAAATTCGTCTTTGGCTTACTTCCAGTCAAACCGCCGCCATTTGGGATGCCTATGGCAGTAGTCAATCTCCAGGCGGCATCTTCTTTCCAAGTGCCTACACGCAAGAGGCTTCAATCGCAGAATATTCGCCATTGTTCTGGGACGTACGAATTGAAGCGCAAGAATATCTCACCGACCTCATTTCAGTGAGTGGCGGCACGTTTATCAGTCAAAACAATCATACGCTAGGAGGCCCCGAGCGAGTGGTGTTCAGCGGCACCACTTCTTCTGGCATCAATTTTGATAATACCGTCGCTACAGTTTATAGCGGCCTTACTGACATTTCATACTTGCCTCCTTATTCTTTTACCATTCCAGCCCTTTCTGGAGTGACAAACGCCTCTATTGGTGGCGCAGTCTATAGACTGAGACAAGACACTGTAATTGCTGGCAATGTAATTGTTAGCACCACTCTCTCCAATTGCTTCCCTTAAAGAATTGTCATGGCTGATTTGCAAGAAGGCGTAAGTGTAGTTACTATTGGACGCACTGCTCCTATTCCTCCTGGGCAGCAAACCATGGCAGACAGTCTGCCTGTGGTTATCGCTAGCGACCAGACGGCAGTGCCGGTGGAGGTGGCCAACCAGCAAATCAGCGAAGTTAGCTTGAGTTTACTTGGGGTGCCTCGCGCTGAAGTAGCGCTTGGTATTTTTGCAGACGTTACCACTTACGATATCAACCCAAATGAATGGGCAAGTGAAGGCGGTGGCACCACCACTCATATTGCCAATGAAAGCGCAGCGAAAGTGGCGCTTGGCGTGGCCACGACAAACAACTATCAAATTCTTAGTAGCAAGCGCTTTTTCCGTTACCAACCCGGTCGTGTGAGCGCTGCAACTTTCGGCGTAAGGGCGTCGGTATCGAACGATTCCACGGACATTAAGAAGTTTGGAGCTTTTGACAAGCGCGATGGATATTACATCGAAGTGCAAGGTGGTAGCCAAACGAGCAGCGCCGACAAGGAGTTTAATTTTTATTGCGTGAGGCGCAGCAATGCCTTTGAAAGTAACGAGGCTGGCATTCGCACTCCCAATGTTGCAGACGGTGACATTGGCACGGCAGGCACAGATCTTGTGATTGTTCGAGCCGGTCTCACCTACATTCACGCGGGATTGTTTGACAGAAGCGTTCGCGGCAGTGGGGGTGTAAATATTGGCGGCATTGCATCTTCTGACGGCACCACAAGTGTTTCGTCGTCTTTTATTGCAGTGGAGCCCTCTTATCGCTACACCTACGAATATCGCGTGCCGCGTAAGTATTTCAGCCATGACCGGCTAGATGGTGAAACAAAAGCTCAATACTATTCAGACAAAACTCCAGGCCGCAATTCATTCACTCTTTCCATTGGAGGCACTGCTTCTTCTCCCGTAGTCACTTATACCAATGGCAGCACTGTCGTTGATGCGAATGGCGACGTAGTAAGCGACACCAGCGTGTGGAACATCGACTTTTCAAAAGTGACGATGTTTAAGACGGAATATAGCTGGTACGGCGCAGTTGGCGGTCATTTTTTGGCATATGTACCTGACGCCACCAGCACTGGTGAAGCGCGATGGGTGAGGATTCATCACATTAGAGCTTCCAACCAACTGACGAGCCCGAGCCTAGCCAACCCTACGCTTCCCATCTCTTATTTGGCGCAAAAGGCTACTAGCGCCAATGAATGCGCCATTTACAAATATGGAGCCTCTTATTATATCGATGGAGGGGACAAGGGAACGATCACTGCTCGCTCCGAGAGCAATGTTGCTGATCGCACAGTGACAGTTAGTGGCACGATGCTGGTTGGCATTCAAGTGAAGGAAAATATCAATTCCATTCGCAATCGCATGCAAGTTTATCCCACTCGTCTTGGCGTGGGAAGCAGCGGGCGTGCAGTTGTCAAACTCATCAAAAACCCCACCACTGTTTCCGGCACTCCATCGTTCACAAGTGCTGCTACGCTTAGCCCTGTCAATGTGACCACCACGAGCGGCGTCGTTACGCTTTCGGGCGGCATCAATGTAGCCACTTTCTACGTGGGCGCTGGTGGTGTTGATCTTGATTTGGCTCCTTATTTTGGCTACAACAAAGACTACCTTTCCTACCCATTGACCGCTGCCGCTGGCGACGCCCTCTATGTGTTTGCCCAAGGCATTGGGGCAAGTGCAGACATGAGCGCATCGCTAACGTGGGAAGAGCAGGTGTAGGAGGCTCTTAAATGACAACTATCTCGGGGTACTATCAACTGCCCGACGATGCTGCGCCTGCAGGCGATGAGCTGATTGATGCAGAGCTTATTGATTTTTTGACTGGCGACTCTTTGATTGATCCGGCCGATCAGGAAAAGCTAACTGGCGACGCGAAGGGCACATTGGTACTGGTTGCCGACGAAGGCCTCACTCCAGCAGTTATTACCAACTCGACAAGCTCCAAAATTTCTGTTGATATTACTAACAGAAACCAAAGCGAAGTGTCCAGCACTTTGCTTGGCATAGAAAGAAGTGAAACAGCTCTTGGTTTGTTTGACGCAGTAAACATCTATGGCGTAAATGATAAAGAGTTTTATGCTGGACCAAGCGCTGCGGGTTATCAATATGCAACTGATCCCACAGATTGGACTTTTGCTGATGACTATGGTTATTTTTGGCGGCACATTCCAGCAGAAAGCGCCTTACAGGCCTATGCGTTTCCCCCTCCCATTAGTTTTACTTATCTAGTTGACGACAACAGTGGGCGCTTTCCTGGCGGCAAAACCGATGGTTCAATGAGAACCTTCTGGGAAAGCAAGCGTGCATTTCGCTACCAGCCCGGAAGAGTGAATGGCTTCACTTTTGGCGTGAGAATGTCTACAGGCAGCGATTACGAAGGAGAAGTGGTGCGATGGGGATGTAGAAATAGCGTGGGGGATGGTTATTTCTTTCAGCTTGAAAAGGGAAGTGACTTGTACATTGTGCGCACTTCGCCTGACCTTGGTACGCTAAAAGTGGGTCGTGATAGTTGGAATGGCGATCCTATTCAGCCGAACGAAGGCTCTACTGGCTGGAACCTTGACTTGTCGCGAGTGACAATGTTCAAGATTGAATTTAGCTGGTACGGAGCCGTTGGGGCAAAGTTTTTAGCTTATGTGCCCATTGATCATGATGAAGCAAGATGGGTGACGCTGCATTATATTTTTGCAGAAAATCAATTTACCGTACCTAGCCTGCGCAGTCCATTTTTGAAGCTTTTTGTGGAGGCGCAAACCACAGCAGGCGCCACTTCTCCCGCCTTCATCAATCTCTACGGAAGCAGTGTCTACATCGATGGAGGAGACAAGGGCACGGTTACGACTGGCGCTGCGGGACTCGATAGCTTAAAGCCAATCGACAGCACACCTCGCTCTTTGATTGGTTTGCAAGTCAAGAGCACGATCAATGGAGTGGTGAACAGAAAGGCTGTATTTCCGAACGGGCTTTCAGCTTTTGCTACCACTGATGCTCGCCTTGATTTAGTGTTTCAGCAAAACGGCATTTGCGGGCAAGAAAGCTATTTCTATGGCAATGGAACGGCGCTTACTGGCGATGCGGCTTCTGGTATTACAGTGACAAGGGCGGGAGCCAATGTCCTAATCACTCCATCGGGACAATTCTTCCCGGATATTACGGCCGAAATAGCAGGCAGTGCAGATTATCGCTCGGGACGCAAAACTAAAGTCATAGGCACAAACATTTTTAATACTCACGTTGCATCTATTTCAAGCGATCTGACAACAATTGTTACAGACAGGGCCATTCCTGCAGGCACGACAAGCATTACGCTTGGTCGCATGAATAACTATGCGGTGAGCAGCGGTTTTGTTTCTAGCGGCGTTATGGCCGGCACGGTATTTCGCAGCTTTACAAGCGGCTACGCTCGCATTGGACTACTTCCAAATGCAAGTGGCATTTCCTATGATCCACTCACTGATACAGTTCTTTGGCTTGCCTCTGAATATCCAGGATTGCAATTTAACAGGGTGGGGCAAGTAACTGGAGAAGTTAGCGTCGGAAGAAGTTTTGGCACTTGCAATCAAACAACTGATTTCTCCATTGCATTCCCCAACGCAAGCACCACAACTATCACGGCAGCAGGACGCTCGATCACTGTTTCAGGCAACAATCCATGGCCAATTCGGCTTGTCGTTGAAGGGCACGCTGGCAGTGTCGTTTCTGACGTGGTGCTAGCAGAGCAGGCATTGGCCACGCGCTTGATTCCGGGTAGTGGTTCAACGCAAGCTCAAACTTCATGGCCTTTGACCAGTGGTATCACTGAAAGTTCCACTGCTGCTGGGGGCACTGACTATGTGGCCAATAAGTTTGAAGACAGTTTGGCTGATCCATTGAGCGCAACATTGGTGGACAGACAGGGACAAAGGGTGTTGAGAGGCGGCCAGCGCGTGGCCACGTATTTTATTGCTAGCGGAGAAAGCCGCCAGTTTGATCTCAGCCCCTTGTTCGGTCCCGATAAAATGTTTATAACGGGCCAACCAGGAAGCATTGAAAGCACAGGCGCTCTTTTTGTAGTGGCCACTGCTCGCACCGCTTCAGGGGAAGCAAGCGTAAGTCTTAACTGGGAGGAACAATAATGGCCTTTGCAGGCTTGGTCGCAGCTCAAAATTTAAGCGATGTGGCCAGCGCAGAAGTGGCCTGGGATAATTTAGGCAATGGCATTAGTTATGTAATTAACGACGCAACTGTTAGCGGAGTTGTTATTAAAGGGGCCGATATTTTAGCTCTTAATGGCGTGAGCAGGGTAAGTGCTCGTGACTTGCTCTTGTTGAAAGGACTAACAAGCAATGCGCAGTCCCGACTTAATACCATTGCTGCTCAAGTGGCCAGCGGCGTTGTTCTGCAAAACAATGCGCTTCTCAAGGCTTCTCCATCGTCTGTTGGCGACTATTCGCTAAATGGAGCACTGTCTGTACAGTCACTGCGAATCAACGGGAATAATGCACAGTCTTTATCTTCTTCTCCATTTGCTAGCGGCGTTGCCACGACAAGCATTTTACTGGACAAACTGATTGTTAATAGTGGCGTGGTGATAGAAAATGCAATTACTAGCGGCACTGTATCCTCGCCGGAGGTTGCCATTCCCATTGAAGAGGCTGGCTATATTTACTACTTAAAGGCGGGGCAGTCATGACGCAACAGTTTGGTTTTAGAGCCTCGCGAAGCCTTGCCGAAGTAGAAGATAGAAACGAATGCTGGGACAATCTCGGCATTGATCGCCGCGATCTTGCTTTGCTCGTTGGTACTAGTGCCGCCGGCGTTACGGAAGGAGACTATTTCAACTGCAAAGACCTTACCACCTTCTTGGAGCTGCAAATTAGCGGCCTGACAGTTGGGGCTTCATCTGGCTTGACGGCCATGCTTGGCAAGATCAGCAAAAATGGCGACAGTGGCATTGCATACCTATCGGGCGCAACTGTTAATAATGACAGGGCTTATTATGACGTTAATTTTGATATTATTTCTGCATCAACTGACAGTTATTTCTCGCCAACGGCATCAGGCGGCTACGATGTCGGGGCCCAGTATTTAACGGGCCCAGTGTATGTGCCTGCTCTTACTGTTAGCGGGGTAAATTTTAAGGGAGAAACAAAAAGCTGGTCTTCTTATTTTGTTAAGTCAAGGCAATATTTTCAATTTACGGACAATGCAGCAGCGCAAAGATATGCGCCTTTGTATCTGGGGCCGCCTTCAACCATTTCTTCAAACGTGCTGTGGCTTGATTCTGAATACAGCGCAATCACTTTGGAAGGTGCAGGGGTGAGGCGATGGGAAGATGTGTTGGGACGAGGCAATGCCGTGCAAACTGAAAGTGCTTACAGGCCAACAGTTATATCGTCCGAACTCAATGGAAAGGACGGAGTGTATTTTGATGGCAGCAATGACTTCTTGAACATTGGAACAATTGGAGGCTCCATCCCCTCTGCCGCCACTTTAGTGGTGGTCTTTAGCATTAGCAATTCGCTATCCGCTGGCGACACAAATTATTCAATTGTCAGTTCACTCGCTAATGTTTCTAGCGCATGGAGGGGAGGCTCGTGGGGGCTGTTCACCAGTGCGCTCATTGGAGGTTTTCCGGCAAACATGCCAGTTAATGGCACTTTTGTAGCCACTGTTCGAGCTAGTTCAGCGTATGGCTTGGAAATGAGAATCAATGGGCAACGACTATCATTTATTTCCCCTCCATCGTACTCCTATTCAAGCGCCGGCAGTTTTGTTATTGGCGTGAGCGATGCAGTGAGCAGGTCGCAAGCCTTCCGGGGGAGCATTCACGCCCTTGCCTTATTCAGTGAAGTGTTGTCCGACACACAAGTCAACTCGATGGAAGAATATTTTCGATGGAGGTATGGCTTCATTTTTGATCCAGATGGCGCATCATTGTCATATACGCAAGTGCTGCATACCGAGCGAAATGCAATATGGTTATTAGAGGACGATTCTGAAGTGGAGGCTGGTTGACAATGACTCGCGGACTTGTCAGAAAGAACAATTTAAGCGATTTGCTCGACCCTATTCAGGCCAGGGTTAATCTCGGCTTGCAAACTGTTGACTATCAGCGCATTAGAGGCTTGTTTCTGTCTTCGGGAGTGAGCAATATAGAAGTGCAAAGGATTGCCAATTCATCGTCTAATTTCCAAGCGCAAGTCAATGCATCCACTGCAATTCTTGCGACTATCACCCCGGCTCTCTACGCAAACAAGGCTGGAGACGTGCTGACTGGCACGTGGGCAAATGAAGGCAAGATTGGCGCTAGCGGCCTAGTGGTTAGCGGATCCGTTCTTTCTGGGAGCACTGACATTTTATTTTCCCGCTCTCTTCCATTGTCGTCTCTTCAGTTAGAGACAGCTTCTGGCGTCACAATGCCTAGCGGACTAAGCTTGAACAATCTTGTGGGCAGTGGCAATATCAGCGTGGAATCAGGAAAGACCATTGCCAACTACATGAGCGTTCAAGTGGCGGGCGTTCCATATCGCTTGGAAATTGTATAGAGAAAGAAGAACACATGTGAATGGTCTCTAGAATGTCACTATCTTCTGGCGCAAACTAAACCGTGACTAAGATTTCTCAGCTTTCGTCGATTGGCGATTCGTTGGCAATTGACGACCAGTTTCTCATTCGTGACGTTAGCGATACGGTAACACCGAATAAAAGCGTTACTGTTAGCGGCATCACTCGCGGACTGGCCGACGGAGACGCGTTGGCGCCGGCCATTGCTTTTGCGGCAGATAAAAACACCGGCATCTACCGTCCTGGAGCAGACCAACTAGCCATCTCAACTAATGGCACTGGGCGGTTGTTTGTTAATAGCAACGGTGATGTCAACATTGGACACAATTCAAGCGCCTATTCAAGCGCTGGCCGTGGCCTGATTTCTGTCAACGGCTCAAGCAGCTCAATTATTGACCTTCAGACCGGAGCAACGTCACGATTTCGGATGTTCTGCAATGGAACAGATGTAGAGCTGGTAAATACTGAAGCCACAGGTGTCATCAAGTTCGGCACTAATAGCGCCGAGCGCATGCGCCTGGACTCCAGTGGCCGATTAGGTCTGGGGACTAGTAGCCCCGGAGTTTTATTATCCCTTTCCAGCTCAAATTCAACCGTCTATACAAGCACTGGGGCTGCAGCATCTCCCACTTCAGGTACGTTTTGCAGCGTTGCCAATAGTGATACAACTTCTGGCGCCTCATCCCTGCAGAGCTT